ATTATGAAAAATTTTATTATATTATTATTATCTATGTCTGTGGGAATTATGTGGTATTTAGATGTATCACCATCAGAATTTATTTATTTAATGGAAACATTACCAAACTACATAAAATATGAGGTATTAAAATGAACTACGAAGCAATATTAGAAAAATTAGAAGAAATAGAAGGTCAGTTAGATGATTCTTATTATTCTCTACCTGAATACGACGCCAATTCAGATGGTAGAAGTTCTTTAGATGGAGCAAGAAATGATTTGTATAATCTCAAAAATGAGATAGAACGATCTATATTGGATATAGATAAAGTTACATTGGATGAAGTATTCAATACACCAAATGTAAATCCATTATAATAAATGACAACAGAAGAGTTATTAGAATATTGTAATGATGGTGATTATTGGGATGGTGATGAAATACAGCATAAAGTAATAGATGATTATAAAATGATATGTATACCACATAAGGCAATTCTTTTAGAACCATCTTTTCAATTTCATGTCGTAGTAAATCCAAAATATCGTAAACAAGGACTTGCTACCAAGTTAGTAAATTCAATACCATCATACGGATACTCTCGAAGTTTTACAACATATGAAGAAGATTTTGTGAAAAGTTGGTTATCTAAGTTAGGATTTGAAAAATATTCTTCACCACCAGGTTTAATTAAAATTTATTAAAGAAAAGACTTGACTTTCTCGTTTTTTCTTCGTAAGATCAAGTAACAAATAAAGGGAAATAACAAATGAATATTAAAAATGAAATCAGAAAATTAAGTAGTCTTTCGGAACTAAACGACTTATCATCGTTTATTAGTGAGTGTAAAACTATGTTAGGTAAATCAACATTAGGGGTTGGTTCTAAAGTGTGGTGTGTTCAGAAAACTAAAAAAACCAAAGGTGTTATTACTAAGATGAACATTAGGAAAGCCATCGTTGAGATGAGTGGTATGAAATATAGTGTTCCATTTGGTATGTTGGAATCAAGATAACTAACTCACTTAAAAATTTAATGAGTGGAAATGACATGGTGTCGTAAGGTTCGAATCCTTACCATTAATGATTTTTGAAAATTTGGGGATTAAGATGTTAAGTCATCACTGCTGTAGGAATAGGAATTAAGAATTCACTTATCTCTTTAATTAGAAGTATGGTATTCTCTCAGGAATCCCCAATTTTTAAAAACGCAAAAAAACCTATTGTTTGGTGTTTTTTGTGTATATATATATTATGTCTATTGTGACAGAAGATTTTTAAATATAGTAGATGATGTTGAAGCCAACACTAATAAAACCGAGTGTGTGTAAAAGCCGGACATATCAACTATTATTAAGAGTGGTGAGGCTTTCTTACATATACCCGATAATTTTAATTATCAAAAACTCACCACTTTTTATTTAAAATTAAGAATTAAAAAATGATTATTTATTGGAACAAATATTATGGTTATGATGAGAGATTTTCTGATGAACCAAATTACAGAGCGATATCAGGAATACTTTTCAATCGAGAATTTACTTTAATTATCATTTGGAGTAAACTACAAATACATTTATCGATGATAGATTTAAACAAGTGGAATCCATTTTATGGCCCACCAAAGAGAAAATGGTATCATTTTACTTTTTAGCAAAAAATTCGTGTTGTTTTTAAAGCAAACCGATACTTATAGTTGTATATGGAATATATACAATTACAAAATAACAAATAAACATAAATAAATAAGGAGATAACAAATGGATATTGAAGCCGTAAGAAAGCGACTAAGCCAGTTACAAACCTCAACTACAAGAACAACAAACTTGTGGAAACCTCAACCAGGAAAGACACAAATCCGTCTTTTACCTTACAAACTAAATCAAGAAGTTCCTTTTATTGAGCTATTCTTTCATTATGATTTAGGTGGAAAGACTTTTCTTTCACCAATCTCATTTGGTAGACCAGATCCGATTGAAGAGTTTGCTGAAAAACTAAAGTCAAGTGGAAATCGTGAAGATTGGAAACTTGGTAAGAAGTTAGAAGCAAAACTAAGAACTTTTGCACCAGTTTGTGTTCGTGGTGAAGAAAACCAAGGCTCTAAGTTTTGGGGATTTGGTAAAACCGTATATCAAGAACTATTATCAATTATATCAGATCCTGATTATGGTGATATTAGTGATCCAGTTAATGGACGTGATGTCGTGGTTGAATTCCTAACAGCTGAAGAAACCGGAGCGTCATTTCCTAAGACTAACATCCGTGTTAAACCAAATCAAACACCAGTTACAGAAGATAAAGCAGTTTTATCTACATTACTTGATGACCAAAAGGACATCCGTGAAGTGTATAACGAATTAAGTTATGATGAACTCGCAGAAGCTTTACAAGATTGGTTAAACCCAAGTGAAGAGGGTGAAGAAACCACACCAGCTAATAACGTACCAGCATCAACAAGTAAGAAGTTAGAAAGTGCAGTAACAAGTACTTCTAATGTAAGTGATGCTTTTGACGACCTGTTTAATAAATAATAAAGGAGACATATATGTCTATATCAGCAAAAGATGAACTTGCACAAGTTCTTGCCGATAACCTTAATAAACAGTTCAAGGATACGAAAGTAGCCTATTTCTTAGATGGTTCAAATGCCACACCAACTGATATTACAGAATTTATATCAACTGGTTCATCTATTTTAGACCTAGCAATCTCTAATCGTCCTAATGGTGGAATAGCCGTAGGACGAATTACAGAGATTAATGGTTTAGAATCGAGTGGTAAATCTCTAATAGGAACTCACATTCTCTCAGAAACTCAGAAGAAAGGTGGACTTGCAGTCTACATTGATACTGAAACATCTGTTAGTAGAGAATGGTTGGAAACCATTGGTGTAGATGTTCCAAATCTACTATATCTTCATGTGGAAACAGTAGAAGATATATTCCAATGTATTGAAAACATTGTTACTAAGATTAGAGAATCAGATAAGGATAGGTTAGTTACGATACTCGTGGATAGTTTAGCAGGGGCATCAACTAAGGTAGAAATGGAAGCCGATTTCGAGAAAGATGGATGGGCAACAAGTAAGGCAATTATCGTTTCAAAGGCGATGAGGAAGATTACTCAAATGGTTGGTAAACAGAGAATAGCTCTTGTGTTTACAAATCAACTCAGACAAAAACTCGGAGTTATGTTCGGTGATCCGTGGACTACAAGTGGTGGTAAGGCATTACCATTTCACTCATCAACTCGTATTCGATTAAAGAATATGGGACAAATCAAAGATACAGCAAAAAATGTATTGGGTATGAAAACTCGATGCCAGATTATCAAGAATCGTTTGGGACCACCTTTACGACACGCCGATTTTAATTTATACTTCGATAGTGGTATAGATGATATGGGAAGTTGGTTAACGGTTTTGAAAGAACATAAACTCTTGAAAATTGCTGGAGCTTGGTACACTTTAGAATATAAAGGTAAGGATATCAAATTTCAATCTAAGGACTTTGAAGTAAAATTAGAAGAAAATGATGGACTAAAAGAACACCTTTACGATTTAATCTGTGAAGCATCTATATTAAAATACCAAACGAAAGATATGGGTATTGATGATGTAGTGTACACAAATGAAGTGGTCGGTGATGAATAATGGAAAATACCTTTCTATTCTTGACGAAATAAAGAAACACGGCGGTGAAACTAACACATCAAATCCCAATGAAAAAGTACTGATAATAGATGGCTTAAATACCTTTATAAGAGTATTTAGTGTTATACCAACTACTAATGAGGATGGAATTCACATTGGTGGAATAGTTGGTTTTTTAAAGTCAGTTGGTTACGCAGTAAAAATGTTAGCTCCTACCCGAACCATCATTTGTTTTGATGGTAGAGGTGGGAGTAATCGCCGCCGTAAACTTTATCCTGAATATAAAGCGAAACGAAGAACAGAAAGAATCAGACTTAATCGTGTGAACGATTTTGAAAATATTGAAGATGAACGACAATCAATGATGATGCAATTATCTCGTTGTGTGGAATACTTAGAGAAGTTACCTTTGAGTATAATGTCCATCGATAATATTGAAGCAGATGATGCTATAGGATATGCAGCAAAACAATTACTACCTAAGAGTAATGTTGTTATCATGTCAACCGATAAAGATTTCTTGCAATTAGTAAATGACAGAATTTCGGTTTGGTCACCCACTAAGAAGAAACTTTACAATCCTGAAAAGATATTAGAGGAATACAATGTAACATCAGAGAACCTACTATTGAGTAGAGTTTTTGAAGGTGATACTTCCGATAATATTAAAGGGGTAAAAGGTATTGGTGTTAAAACCTTATTAAAACATTTTCCTGATTTAGGCACAGAAGGAAAGGTTATATCATATGATGATGTAATTAAAGAAGCACAAAAACATCAAGGAGAGAGATTTTACAATCTAATACTTGATAATCAAGATGTCATAGATATTAATCACAGATTGATGCAACTATCAGATGTGGATATTAGTGGTGGTGCCAAATTAAAGATTAATGGTATAGTAAATGGTAAAATACCTGAACTAAATAAACCAATCTTTCAGAAGATGTTTATAGAGGATAGGATGTATGGTGCCCTGCCAAATATGGAAAGTTGGATTATGCAAACTTGGACTCAACTCAATAGGTTTGCTAAAATAAACAATGGGTAGAAAAAAGAAATACTATACCGAAGAGGAAAGACTCGAAGCTCAACGAAAGTGGCAGATGGATCACTACTTGCGCAATAAAGAGAAGATTCTCAAAAAGGCTAAGGAAAGGTATAGATTGAAGAAGATAGAACAACGAAGAAAGGAAAAGAGGAGAAAAATGTATGGCGACCAGTAAAACAATTAATGGAGATTGTTTAGAAGAACTGAAAAAACTCGATGATAATTCAATAGATTTACTTTGTACAGATCCACCATACGGATATGGATTTATGGGCAAACATTGGGATACATTTCAAGAAAAACAATCTACTAAATCTCAAACAGTAGGTTGGATGAGTCCTGGTATGAAGAAATCCACATATGGTATGAAAGAGTTCTTTGTTCCTATATGGGAAGAATCATTGAGAGTTGTAAAACCAGGTGGATTTGCATTTGTAATGAGTGCACCAAGAAGTGATGTTCAAATGGTTATGGTTCAGACTTTACAAGAGGCTGGATTTGATGTGAGTTTTACACCAATCTATTGGACATACGCTACAGGTTTCCCAAAGGCTATGAACATAGGAAAGGCAGTTGATAAGAGAATGGGTGCTGAAAGAAAGGTAGTAGGTAAGAAGAAAAATAAATTGAATTTCAACGCACGTGATGGTAGTGATAAATCATTTTATGATTCTGTTTGGGATGGTGGTAGTAATGTAGATTTAGATATTACAGAACCAAAGTCAGAAGAAGCTAAAAAACTTGATGGGAGTTACGCAGGATACCAACCAAAACCTGCAGTAGAAGTCGTGATTGTGGCAATGAAACCATTAGAACAAAAAGGATACTTAGACCAAGCACTTGATAATCAAAAAGGTATCACTTGGTTGGATGATTGTAGAATCCCATTTGGTGGAATGAGTGATAAGGAAAAATTTGATAAAGACAATGTAGCTGGACAAATGAACTTCGATGGTAGATACGAAAAGGATAGTGGTAAAATGTATGAGGGTGGTTGGGATAAACCTATGAGAAACACCACAAATAGAAAACCACGAGAAGAAAATACAGTATTCAAGTCAAGTGGATTTAAGAGTGAGAATAATGATACAGCAGAGGCATCACCACTCGGTAGATTTACAGCTAACTTGTTGGTGAGTGATGATACATTGGAAGAAGATTTCAGTAGATATTATAGTTTAGATGCTTGGTGGGAAGATAGACTTCAGAAATTACCAAATGAGGTTAAACGAACATTTCCATTTTTGATAGTTCCAAAGGCGAGTAAATCTGAAAAGAATAATGGATTAGAAAAATTTGAAAAACAAGAAAAAATATTTAATGGTCAAAGTGATAAACCGAGCACCGATATGAAAGGTGTGGAGAAAAAATTTACCACACAGCCATCACAAAATATTCATCCAACCGTAAAACCAACAACCTTGATGAGTTACTTAGTTACACTTGGTAGTCGTAAAGGTGATGTAGTATTGGATCCGTTTGGGGGAAGTGGAACAACAGCAATTAGTTGTGTGTTTTCAGAAAGGAATTACATACTTATTGAAAGAGAAAAAGAGTATTATGAAATACTAAAGGCTCGAATCAAAAAAGCAGAAAATCCAGCAGGATTAGTAATAAATGAGTGGTTTTAATCAATGAGTGATAGATCAACCTTATCCCAATTCGGTCACGTTTTCCAATCTAAAATAATATCATCTTTAGTATCTGATAAAAAATTTATACAAACCATATCAGATATTTTAGAACCAGATTATTTTGATAGTGACTCAAATAAATGGTTATGTAAAACTATAAGAGATTATTTCTTTGAGTATAAAACCACACCAACACTCGAAGTGATGAAAGTCAAGATAGATGAGGTGGAAAATGAAATTTTACAAGTTTCAGTAGTAGATAACTTAAAAGAAAGTTGGAGAAATATAAAATCAACCGATTTAAAGTTTGTTCAAGAGCAAACATTAGAGTTTTGTAGAAATCAAGTTATGAAACATGCTATTATGGATAGTGTGGATTTGATTGAAGTTGGTCAATATGACCAAATTAAAAAACTTGTAGATAATGCCATGAAGGCGGGTGCAGACAGAGATTTAGGACATGATTATATAGTTGGTATAGAGGAAAGATTAAACCAATCAGCAAGGGTTACGGTAAAAACAGGTTGGGATCCGATAGATGAGGTTATGGATGGTGGATTGGGTGCAGGAGAACTTGGAGTTGTAGTTGCACCAGCAGGTATTGG